CTATGCGCCTGGGTTGGAGGTCGTCGCGTAAGGTTCAAAGCCGAGCAGATCGTCGCGGCGGAAGGCCCAGCAGCGGCGGATCTTTTCGTCCTCGCAGTTCACGTTGCCGTGAAACTCATAGGCCGGGTGGCGCTTGAGCGCAGGCCAGAGCAGGCGGTCGGGCGGGCATTCGATGCCGTGCGCGACCATGAGTGGCCGGAGCGAAGGCAGCGAGACTGCGAGCAATGCGGGATTGCGGCTCATGCTGAATTCCTCGCCACGGTTCTGCAATTCTAGCAGGGCAGCGAAGAAGGAGTCAGCAATGAAATTCTCCGGCTCGTCCGCGCCCAGGTCATTGAGAGGTGGCGGCACCTGGCCGATCTGCTCGCCAACTCCTTGCATCAAGTCATAGATCATCTGGCGCGCGGCTCGGTCTTTGGTCAGCAGCAGCTTGTTGCCCAAGGCAAGGTAATGATTGTTCAGCGCGATCTGCGCTGCCGCGCCCTTGGCCGTGATCCTCGGGGCGTCCATTTTGCCATGATGGTGCTCGAAGATCGTACGGAAGGCACCGGCCTGGTATAGCTCGATCATGGTCCGCTGGGCCTCTTCGGCGATGCGGCGAGTTTCAAGCGTCACGAGCCACCCATGGAATTGCTCCAGATGGAGGCAGAGCATTTCCTGCATCCCGCCGGCCGAAGGTATTCGGATAAATCGAATACCTTTGCTGATGACCGGATGCTTCGTGATGCGCTCGCGCTGAGTGTGCCACTTGAGGTGCAGTGCCTCAACGATCGGCTTCATAACCACGAAAACCCCGTCATGCTGCCGCACCGTCAGGATTTCGTTATTGTTGAATGGGACGATCTCAAAATTGCCTGACATATTGCCTCCGGCGACAAAGGGGGGCGGGTAACCCGCCCCCCTTTGTCGGTTCACGCGCCGAGAAGTGCATTAGCCCAACGCTTTCTTGATGGTGTCGATGCTGTGTTCGAGGTCCTCGGCGGTAGACAGGAACAGCCCGCCAAGATGCCCGCGGTTAAGCTGGATATTCTCGCGCTGGAGACGCTCCCCGTCTTCGTCAGTTAGCGGATCGCCGCCGACAGTCAGTTCGCCCATCATTCGCAACCGGTGCGAGATCTCGCTGATTTCGCCCAGTGCCCTGCTCACAGTCTCGTTCATCGATTCGCCTCCCTCTGCATCTCACGTAGATGTGCCTCAAAGATCGCATCCGCGTTGATCGGTCCAGAGCTTTGGTCGATCCCATAGGCAGGCAGCGTCCGATGATAGAGATCGGGTTCGCCATGATCGCATGGATCATAGGCTTCGTGGTCAGGCTCAAGATCCGCGTCGCCGTCGATCTGGTCGAGCAAGTCGATCAGCGCCTCGATCTGTCGCTCGACGGCTTTCCGATCAGTTGCAGATAGCCCAAGGTGGATGGTGCGCGGCAGGAACGCCGTGCTAGGTGTCATTGCAGCCATGATCGTCTCCTACGGACGGTGGTGGTTAGGGCGTCTCGAGAGTTGCTGCTCCCTTGACGCCCGCACTTTATGCGCACATAAAATGTAGCATGGCAATACTTAATGAGCACAAAAAGAAGATGGGACGTCCTCGCGTTGATAGCGAGCCGGTCCGCCTGCGCATGGAACGAGCCGATCTTGACGCGCTCGATGAGTGGCGATCCGCGCAGCCTGACCAACCAGAGCGCCCTGAGGCGGCCCGTCGTCTGATTCGTAAGGCGCTCGATCAGGAATGACCGATTGCGTCGGAGATTCCGACGCAAGGTGCCACCAAGGGTGTGCATTTCTGCATACCCTTTACCGTCATCGTCCAGGCAAGCCTAAGTTTAACTTAGGCTTGTCGACATCGCCAATGTCGCTGGCAACGTTGGAGACATCATGAACGCGCTTTCGCTGTTGCACTTTCACAGTGCTGATGTTCGCATGGTCATGCTCAATGGCGTGGCGTGGTGGGTACTCAATGACATCTGCATGGTTTTGGAAATCGCCAACCCTCGTAACGTCGCGCGTCGTCTTAAAGACTGGCAAAAGGGTGTCCATACTATGGACACCCTTGGTGGCCGTCAGGATCTTGTGGTTGTTAACGAAGCTGGCATCTACAAAGTAGTACTTGGAAGCAATAAGCCGATCGCGGAGGATTTCGAGCGCTGGCTCACAACCGAAGTCCTCCCCGCAATTCGCAAGCACGGCCAATATCCCCCGCCGCCGATGCCGGACATCGCAGCGCTGCCCGCGCCCGAGCCGATCCAGCCTTCCCTGCAATCCACCCCCAATGACCGGCTGTTCGAGGAATGCCGCCGGGTGTTCGGCACCGACGATGTGAAGATGCTGACACAGCCGCTCAGCGGGATTTTCTCTCCGCATCAGATGCGCGCGCTCAAGCTGGGCGGCAGCGTGGAAAAGGCGATTTACAAAAGCGATGCGATGGGCGCGGTCGCCGCCCTATTCGACCTGCGCTACATCCTTACCGGCGTCCGCACTCTCACCGCGCAAGAACGCGTTATGCGGGATCAAATGCGAATGCTGGAGCCAACCCAGCGTGCGATTGCCTTTGACTGGCTGCCCGGCCAGATTTCGCGGCTGTCGATCGACCGGCTCTAGGGTCTTGTCGTTAGCGGCTTCATCGGCTGCTGCGCTGACATCAAAAGCCCGCTGCGGCTCCAAATTCACGGGCGAGGTGCTGTGTCCCCTCCTCGATCAGGCGCCACGCTTTCGAAAAATCGTCTATCGTGCCGCCGAACGGGTCGCGGATCTCGACGCCCTTCAAGCGCGGGGTCACATCAAGAAGAAGGCAAATTCTGGCGGTCGCTTCGGGCGGCGCGATGTCCTGCAGATCCGCGATGTTGGATCTGTCCATGGCAAGGATGAGCGTGAACCGGGTAAAATCGCTCCGGCACACGCTGCGGCTCATTTGACCGGAAATGTCGGCAAAATTGCGCTGGGCAACCCACTGCGCACGGGCATCCGGCTCCTCCCCCCATATGCGAGTATTGGTGCCGGCTGAATCACAGTTGGCCACCAGGCCCTTCCTGCGCATTTCATTGCGGAAAGAGCCTTCCGCCATCGGGCTGCGGCAGAAATTGCCGCGGCATACGAATAATATTCGGTCGCGGGATGATATGAGCATCGTATCACCGCGTGCCAGCTGGCAGCTTCACGAACCGGTCACCCTGCTGCCGGATGATAGCACCATCGGTCAGCACATAGTCGGCGAAGGCCAGCACCTGGCTACCGAACCATGCATTGGCGCGCAGCATGCGGGTGGCGATCGGCACGATCTCCGTCTCATAATAGGCGTCGCGGGCGTCCTTCACGCTGCCCAGGCCGCCATTATTCTGCGGGATGACGCCGATCAGCTGCGGCGGCGTCCGGTGCGCGGCCAGCATGTCGTCGCGGCTGATATTCTTGACGTTCGAAAATTCGTCCTTCGCGGTGACGTCCGCGATCGGCATGATCTGGATGCCGTCCTTTTTCCCTTTCGGGATATGCACGAACAGGTTCTTGAAATTGCCGACGCCCTTGGCCTGGCTCAGCTTTTCCTGAATTGCTTCGGCCGTCTTCGTGTCGGCCAGCGGCTCGCTTAGGTAGAGCAGGAAGCCCGCATGGGCGCCGTTGCGATAGTAGCGTCGGCGAAACAGGGTGGCATTCTCGCTCAGCAATCCGCTCTGCAGCGCGGACAGCCATTCCGGCATGCCATAGACCTCCTGGGCGACGTCGGGCTGCTGCAGGTGGAAGATATGGCCGCGCTGGAACTGGTGAATGTTGCCCATCGGCCCATTCACAAACCAGTAGACGCCCGGATCGACCCCGGCGCGGGTATGGATCGCCGGCGCATGGTCGATCGTGGCCAGGCGCCCGGTCATGTTGGGCACCCATTCCAGATAGCCATTGCCCATTTGCACGAAATCCAGCGCGAACCGCTCGAAGCTGTCGGCGCTCAGCCATCGTGACGGTATCTGCTGCGCTACCAGAAGGTTGACCTTCAGCGCCACCGCGCTGCGGTGATAGGGCGCCATGTTGAAGGTCTGCGCCAGCTTACCCATGGGCAGCGGCGGCTCATACCAGCGGCCATTGTGCCAGATCTCGAAATACTGTGCGAGTTCGCGGCGATCGAGGACGCTTTCCGGGTCACCGAAGGAAAAGACATTGGTCGGATGCCGCACCTCGTCGGCCTCCACCTGCTCAACGCTGTCTTGCGCGACGATGTCGGTCATTCATGGGCTCCTGTCAGTCGAAAAATACAACGCGGCCGCCGTCGCCTTCGCTGGCGCTGCCTACGTCGAGAGGTTCATTGGAAAGGGCGTGCAACAGCGCCCAGGCGAGATCCGCGTGGCCGATCTGGCCGTTCCGCTTAGCGACATAGGTGACGCCCTTGCCGCTGGCAGTCATGGTCGGGCGGATCGCCATCAGCGCCTGCATCAGGTCGGTCCAGCCCGCATCGAATTCGATGCGCTGGGCGCGGAAGATGCTCTGCGCCTTGATGACCAGGGCCGTCTTGCTCGCCACCGAATATTCGATCCGGCGCGCGAGCGGGAACCAGTTGCAGACCAGCTCATAGACGGCCTGGCCGCTGCCGGTCGTGTCGATCGCGATGTCAGTGACATTGTAGCGCCCCGCAACCTCGCGGATCTTGTCGGCCTGCCCCTGGAAATCGAGATTGTTGAGCCGGATCTTCTCCAGCACGCGGAACTTGCCCCGGCCCTGATCGGTCGGCGGCGCCACCACCACCAACGCGGCGTCATCGCGGCCCTGCTTGTTGGGGTCATAGCCCAGCCAGACCGGCAGCTCGCCGAACGGCCGCATGCCCGGAATGTCGATCAGGGCCGGCTTGAAATCGCGCCATTTCAGGAAGCTGTCGACCCGCGCCGGGTTTACCCGCGCATAGGGGAAGCTGCTCTCGCTGTCGTCGATATCCTCGCATTCGTAGAGGCTGCGGAACGCCTCCTCCGAATATTTGGCGCGCTGCATGGCGATATCGACCAGTGCATCGAGGCCCATGGCGCAGGCGTCATGGATGGTCAGACAATGCTGCCAGCTGCCGTCCGGCATGATCGCGCCATGGCGCAGATTTTTCAGGCTGATGTCGAAGGGCCGCTGGTCGCCCTTGGCCCTGCCGCTGTTCCATTCCTCGCCCGACCAGAAGGAATAACTTTCATGCGTCTTGGTCGACGGCGTGGAGAAATAGGTCTCCTTGTAAATCTTGTGCGTCGTCATGGCGCTGGCCACGCGGTTCAGTTCCGCAAAGCCATGCACCCACGCATATTCGTCGAAATAAAGGTCGCCGCTCTCGCCCTGCGCGGTCGCGCTGTTGGTCGACAGGAAGTAGAAGCCGACCTGGTCAAGCGCCGGCCCCGTCGCCTCGCCCTCCTCATCCGCCGGATATTGCCCGGCGAAATCGAGCATCAGGATCTTGCCCTTCAGCTCGACGCCGGTGACCCGCCGCACCCAGCTGACGATCTCGCGTCGGAATTTGAGCGCCTGGCGCTCGGAGGCCGACAGGAATATCTGGTTGCGCGGCGCCTCGTCGAGCGCCAGCTCGTCGCGCCCGGCGCCGGCCAGCACCGCTTCGGCGACCTTGGCAAGCGCCTCGCGCGCGAAATACCAGGTCGCGCCCACCTGACGGCTTTTCCGGATCTTGCGGGTGCGCTGGTCGCGCTGCTCCCACCACAATTCCTGATAGCCGAAATTGCGCTTGTGGAAGTCGTCCAGCAGCGCCTGCCACTGGTCCAGCGTCAGGAAATTGCGCCGTTTCTCCTCGCGCTTGGCCTTCGCCTTGTCGTCGTTACGGGCGGCGATCTTGCCGTTGAGATCGCCTTCCTTGCCCGTCTCGGCATATTTCTGGATCCGGGCGGATCGCTCCATCTGCCGCATCAGGAAATCGACGCGCTTCATGTCCCCTTCGGACAGGTCGGGCTTGTCCAGATAGGCGGCGATCTTCGCTTCCAGGCGGTCGTTGATCACGGCCACCGGCGGATCCTCATCCCACCGATCGCGGTTCTTCCAGCTGGAAATGGTGCCGGTGGGCAGCGCCAGCTCTTCGGCGATGTCCTTGATCGGCCAGCCCCGCCAGTAGAGCGAGCGCGCCTCGCGACGCTGGGCACGGCCCAGCTGTCGCCGGATGGCGCGATCGTCGTCGGGGTCTATGGTTGTCGGGCAGGCCATTGTCCTGCCATCCACCCACTTCCGGCTCCGCTGTCGAAGGGGTCCACAGGTAGCAGGCGATGCTACCGCGCACGCGCGTTGCCTAGAAGCCTCCCAATCGGCTCTTCGTCCATCTGACGAAAGCGGAAAAGCCCCCGCCGACACGGAGCCGACACATGAAGACCAAGCCTTTCCTGCTCGCCACCGCCGGTTCGACCGTCGACGGCCGCACGATCGATGAAAAGATGCTGAAGGAAATGGCCTCCAGCTATGATCCCAAGACCTACGGCGCGCGCCTCAATATCGAGCATATCCGGGGCATTTCCGGTGAGAAGCCGTTCAAGGCCTATGGCGACGTGCTGGAGCTGTCGACGGCCGAAGTGACCGTCAATTTCAACGGCAAGGACGAAAAGCGCCTGGGCCTCTATGGCACCTTCGACGTCACCGGTGACGCCAAGGCGTTGAATGATGCCAGCCAGAAGGTCTATCCCTCAATCGAGATCGAGGACAATTTCGCGGGCAAGGGCTTCGCCTATCTGATGGGCTGCGCGCTCACCGACAGCCCGGCCTCGATCGCGACCGAGCGCCTGCAGTTCAACCGAGCCCGCCCCGGCGTCCTCAACTTCTCGCGCGACGAAAGCGCCCTGCTGGAATTTGCGGAGGACAAGGGCGACCAGGAGGGCGCCACCTTCCTGACCGGCCTCAAGGGTCTGTTCGATGATTTCGCCGCGAAGTTCGCGGCGCCCAAGCCGGAAGAAAAGCCCAACCCGCCGGCCAAGGACGATGCGGCCGCTCCGTTCGATTTTTCCGTAATGCAGCCGCTGTTCGAGGGGCTGACCAAGACGATCGCAACGGAGATGGACGCGATGCGCAACGAGTTCCGCGGCGAGATCGACGGCCTCGCCCTGCAGTTCAAGAAAATGTCGGAGGAGAAGGAGGACACCCCCTCCGGCAACTACAGCCGCCGCCCGCCCTCGGATGGCAAATCCGGCGCCTACAACGGCGTTTTCTGACCCGCCCCGCAACCGCACCCCACGCCACCACCACAGGATTTGAACCATGGCGAAATATGTACTTTCTGATCGCGGCCGCCGGGCGCTCGATGGCCTCTACACCGCAATCGCCCAGATCAACGGCGCCTCGCGCGGCGTTCACAGCAGCTTCGCACTGGACCCCACCGCTGAACAGCGCCTGGAGGACCTGCAGCGCGAACAGGTCGCCTTCCTCCAGCGGATCAACGTGCTTGGCGTCCGCGACCTGATCGGCCAGGTCATCGGCCTGGGAACGGAAGATATGATCGCCTCGCGCACGGCTGAGGAAGATCTGCCCCGCAAGCCCAAATATGTCGGCCAGACCGAAGGGCGGGAATATCGCCTCTACGACACCGAGTTCGACACCAAGCTGCCCTGGCAGATAATCGACGCCTGGTCGAAGTTCGACGATTTCGCCCAGCGCTATTCCCGCCATGTCGCGATTTCGGTGGCCCTCAGCCGTATCGCTGTTGGTTGGCACGGCCTCACCGCTGCCGCCAGCACCGACGCCGCGACCAATCCCAACGGCGAAGACGTCAACATCGGTTGGCTGCAGAAGCTGCGCCTGGAAAAGGCGGATCACGTCATGGGGCGCGCGACCATCACCGCGGGCGGCGTCACCACCGCGACCGGGGCCGCTGCGCCCATCTACATCGGCATGAATGCCGATCACGCCGATGGCGACTACAAGAATATCGACGCGCTGGCCTATGATCTGATCGCCGGCATGCCCTCCTGGGCGCGCAGCTCGACCGAACATGTGGTGCTGGTCAGCCAGGATCTGGTCGATGAAAAATACTTCCCGATGATCAACCGGCCGCTGGCCGACACGATCGACGGGGGGCGTTCGATCAGCGATGTTGTCACGCGCGACATCATCATGTCGACCCAGCAGATTGGCGGCCGACCGGCGGCCATCGTGCCCAAGTTCCCGGAAAAGACCATGGTCATCACCCCGCTGGCCCAGCCCAACGGGTCGGGCAGCTCCAACCTCTCGATGTACTATCAGGAAGGGTCGCGCCGCCGCTACATCAAGGATGAGCCGGAAAACAAGGCGTCCCTGGTCGACTACAACAGCGTCAACGAAGGCTATGTGATCGAGGACACCGATTTCATGGTCATGGCCGAAAACATCACCTTCGGTGACCGCCCGTAATACCCGGGGGCTGTGACGGTGGTGGCTGGCATCCGGGCCGGCCCCACCAGAGCCTGCAGATGACCGTGGCGGGGAGCGCTGCTCCGAGACCGCCCGGTCGGCCGCCGCCGGATCGAGCGGTCCAATCATCAGGAGACATCATGGTCAGCCCCTTCCGCCGCCACCAGCAGAAGATCCGCGCGCAGATGAGCGGCGCGGCCATCAAGGACGCCAGCACCGCCGCACCCCCCGAACCCCAAGGCGACACGGAGGCGGGCCGCGAATATGCGATGATCCGCGTCCTGCTCCATGATGACCTGCGCAAGCTGGCCGATGTCGCCTCGATCGAGGCGCGCAACCCGATGAAGGCCAAAATGGCCACCGCCTATGCCGACTGGATCGAGGGCGCTCTCGCCGCCGGCGAACAGGGCCTGGCGGCGCAGGACGAGATCCTTGTAACCAACATGATCTGGGCGATCGACTATCGCGATTTCGACTATGCACTGCGCCTGGGCGCCCATGTCCTGAAATTCAACCTGACCCTGCCGGAACGCTACAACCGCACCGCTGCCTGTTTCCTGGCCGAAGACATCGCCACCGTCGCGCTGGAACAGCATGAGCTGGTGACGCTGGAGCAGCTGGTCCAGGTCAACGCCATGACCGTCGGCGCCGACATGCCCGACCCGGCCCGCGCCAAGCTGCACAAGGCCATCGGCCGCGCCTATGAGCGCCGCGCCGACGCCTTCGACCCCACGGCCGACAATGCGCCGGCGGGCGGCAAGGCCGCCTATGCCGAAGAAGCGCTCACCCATCTGCAACGCGCGCTGCAGCTCGACAGCAACGTCGGCGTAAAAACCGACATCAAGCGCGTGACGCAGATGCTCAACAAATTGGCAGAGGCCGCCGCCACCGGCGCCCAATAGCCAGAACGGCCCGCCCCACGGCGCTGGGGGGCGGATGGACGGTCCGGACGGCCCTGCACGGCCCGCACGGCCCAGCCATCCCCACCCCCCAAAATACAGGAACCACCCATGACTGGCCTCATCTCCTCCCCTGTTCCCGCGCCCGATCCCGCCGGCGCGCAAGTGGTGGCGGATGACTGGTTCCCGCCGGTCAAGCTGGACGACGTCCGCGAACGCCTGCGCCTGGGCGAAGGGGCAGTGGCGAATGCGCGCCTGGTCGAGGCGATGGAGGGCGGCATGGTCCATGCCTTCCGCGAGCTGGCGGACTGGCGCACCGCCCGCGTCCTCGCCGGTGCCACCAGCCTCGACCAGGTGACCGACCAGATGCTCAATGGCCGCAACTATGCGGTGCTGCTCTGGGAACGGATCGTCCGCTATTTCGCCGGCGCCGACCTGGCGGCCGACTATCGCGACGTCACCGCCACCGATCAGGGCCTCGATCGTTCGGCGGAAAAGGATCTGACCAGCGACGAACTGCGCCGGCGCGCGCTTGCCGCCGTCGCCGATCTGCGCAGCATCGCCGCCGAAAAGCCGGTGGAGCGGAATCGGGTGGAGCTGATCTGATCATGCTGACCGACGCTGAAGAAGCATTGATGCGACTGACGGTCGATCTTTGGAACGGCTTCCTATCGCTCCCCAACGAGCATGGCAGCGACCGGCCCGAATTTCTGGCGACTGTTCATGACCTGCAGCGCCATATCCTGTCGCGGCCCGCGCGCCGTGAATTGAATAGCGCCCCAACCCGGTGGGCTGACCCGCTGTTTCCTGCGAAGGATCGCTCATGACCACCGTCACCGCCCTGGAAGGCGACACCGTCGACGCCATCTGTTGGCGCGAGCTGGGCCGCACCAAGGGCGTGACCGAACAGGTGCTTGCCCTCAATCCCGGCCTCGCCGCGCTCGGCCCTGCGTTGCCCGGCGGGACACAGGTCATCCTGCCCGATCTCGCGCAGCTCACCCCGGCGGTGCTGGAAACCGTCAACCTGTGGGACTGAGCCGATGAACAAGCTCGACAGCCTGCGCACGGCCATTTCCCAGGCGCTGCCCGAACTGCAGAAAAGCCCGGAAAATCTGCGCCTCTGGATCTCGCGCGGATCCGGGCGCTGCCAGGCGACGGCATCCGACGCCTTCGGCTTCGAATATGAGGCCAATGTGCTGATCGTGGAAATGGGCAGCGATTTCGCGGTGCTGGCCCATGCGATCTTCCGCTGGCTGCGCGTCAACCAGCCTGACCTGGTCGTGCCGCCAAAGGAGGGCTTCACCTTTGATGTCGATCCGCTCGACAATGGCACGGCCGACGTCCTGCTGCAGCTGCGCCTGACCCAGAATGTCACCGTGGCGGGAAAGGATGGTGGCGGCTTCGACATGTCTTACCTCGCCGAACCGGAACCGCTATTCGCGGATGACCTGGGCTTTGCGGACGTGATGCCGGTCCCGCCATTCGCCGGCATCGATATCGATGGCTGAGGATCTTGCCGAATTCGAACAATGGCTGGGCCGCATCCTTGCCGGCATGGATCCGGGCCGCCGGCGCCGCGCCACTATCAAGCTGGGGCAGGAACTGCGCCGCGCCAACCTGTTGCGCATCAGCGCCAATGTCGAGCCAGACGGCGGCGCCATGGAAAAGCGCAAGGCATCGGTCAATGAGCGCGGCCGCGTCCGCCGTCAGGCCGGCTCGCGGATGTTCCGCCGCCTGCGCCTGGCCAAGGCGTGGAAGGTGACGGCCGACGAGGACGGCGTGGAGATTACGCCAGCGTCCGCCGCGATCGACCGCATCGCATCGGTCCATCATTTCGGCGAGACCGCCCGTGTCGGCCGGCTGCGCAATGGTCGCACCATCCGCGCCAAATATGTCGAGCGCCGCCTGTTGGGTTTCGCCGACGCCGACCGCCTGATCGTCATGGAAACGGCAGCCTCCTTCCTCGAGGCCTGACTGCATCCATCGGTAGCAGGCGATGCTACCGGCCCGGCCCCTTCGCGCGCACGAACTGGCGCGTCATGTCGAACCCATGGTCGGTTCCATCGCATCCTCTCCCGCCGTCGATCTCTCGGCGCTTCCTGCGCCGACGCTAGTCGATCAGCCTGACTATGATACGCGTAAGGCGGCTAAGCTGGCGCGCCTGGTCGAACTCCATGCGGAGTTCACCGCTCTGGTCGAAAGCGACACTGCGGTAAAGCTGATCGGCGCCGACGCCTATGACGAGCAAGTGCTTGCTCAGGCTTGTAACGATGCGGCCAAGGGCGTGCTGCTGGCTTATGCCGGCGGCGTCAATCTGGACCATCTGGGTGCGCAGAATGATGTCGCCCGCCTGGTTGTGACCCCAGCAACCGATACCACCCCCGCCGTGATGGAAAGCGACACAGCCTTTCGCCAGCGCATCCAGCTGTCACGCCATAGCTTTTCCGTCGCTGGTCCTGAACTGGCCTATGTCTTCCATGCGAAATCGGCGCATGGTTCGGTGGCGGATGCCACCGCCTATTCGCCGAGACCGGAGGATATCGCGGCCAAGGTGCTGGCAGTGCTGGCGGCCCATAACGCCAGCGCGGATCTCGTCGCGGACATGAAGACGATGCTCGATGCGTCCGACTGGCCGGGCGATGTCATCGTCACGATTCTGTCCTCCATTGGCGACGGAGTGCCCAGCGCCGAAATTCTCGCGGCGGTTGATGAGCGCCTGCAACATGTCCGGCCCATGACGGACCGGGTGCGGGTGCAGCCCGCGCACCCGGTCGCCTATGCGATCGAGGCGGAGATTTATCCGAACGCCGGTCCTGATCCTGAACTGATCCGGAAGACAGCGGCCGATGCTCTGGCGGCGCTGGCCGCGTCTGGTCGCAAGCTCGATCGTGATGTCATCGTGTCGGCACATGTCGCCGCCGCCCATGTCGGCAATGTGCAGAAGGTGCATGTACTGTCCCCGCCCGGCGATATCGCAATCAGCAAGGCGCAATTCCCTGCCGTGACCGGCATTACCGTGCGGATTGGCGGCGACGCATGACCCTTTTGCCACCCAACGCCACCGCGGGCGAGCGCGCGATCGAGGATGCGATGCGGGCGCGCATCGACCTTTCGGTCGTATCGACGTTCAAGAACCCGGCGGATTGCCCTGCCGAACTGCTGCCCTTCCTCGCCGCCGAACAGGAAATCAGCCATTGGAATTCTGCCTGGACCGAAGATGAAAAGCGCACCGCGATTGCCGGCGCCACGGCCTTTCACAAGCGCAAGGGGACGCGTGGTGCGGTTGAGGATGTACTTGCGCGCTTTCATCCGGCGCTGGCGATCGTGGAAACGACGCGGTTGCGCCACATATTCGAGGTGCGCGCACCTGCCGACGAGATCCCTGCCGACTTTCTGACGATCGAAACGACTGAAGCGATCGTGGCGGATGTCGCGGCCGCGAAGCCGCTCCGATCCCATTTCGACTTTGTCCAGAATCTCGACTTGAGGGGCGGTCTGTTCATCGCGGCGGGCGGCATGGCCGGCTCCGTTGGCCGCGACGACTATCGCGCCGTCCACGATCAAAGCCGTGACTGGATGGCGCTCCTCCAGACCGAAGACGGCGAACCCATTTCCAACGGCGAAGACGCCGATTTTCTGGAGACATGACGATGGCGCTGCTGATCCAGTTGACCAATGCAGGGCTGGCGGCGGTCACCGCAGCGGCGGGGACGGAGCAGACGGTGATCGCGCAGCTTGCGCTCACCGCCACGCCTTTCGTCGCTGCGCCCACTCTGACGGCGATTCCCGGCGAATTCAAACGGCTCGACATCCTGTCAGGCGTCGCCGCTTCGCCGAACGTCGCGCACATCACGGCCTATGACACGTCGGACGACACATGGAGCGCGACGGGCTTTGGCCTGTTTCTGGACGATGGCACTTTGTTCGCTGCATATAGCGCTCTGGCACCGGTGCTGTCGAAAGCGGAGATCGCGTTCGCACTGATGGCGTTCGATATCGGTTTCAATGCCGACATCCTGGCTGAAATCAGCTTTGGGGATGCCACCTTCGTCTGGCCGCCAGCCACCATGGAAACGCGTGGCGTCGCGCGCATTGCAACGCAGGCCCGCGTCGATGCAGCGGACGATGATGACGATGATGCCGAAACGATCGTCACGCCCAAAACGCTGCGCGCCCGCCTGCTAGCGCTGTCGACTTCCATTGGCGAGGCGCTGGCCACCCTGACGGCCCGCAAGGTCACTGGCGGCGGGCTGGTAACGGGCGGCGGCGATCTGTCGCAAGACCGTACCCTGAGAGTCGAAGCGGCGTCCGCTGCCGACATATTGGCGGGCACGTCGATGGATAGTGTAGTCACGCCCGGCGCGCTGGCCGCATTGCAAGCGTCGCTGCCTGATGGCGTGATGCGCCTGACCAATGGCTGGATCATGCAGATCGGCGAATTCACGGTGGCGGCAGGCGGCAATGTGGTCAACGGCGTCCTGACCTTCCCGCTCGCTTTTCCGCAGGCCTGCATAAGCATCGTCGGCACTGCCCGTGGCCCTGCCAACGCATCGTGGCACCCGATCGTGGTCATGTTCAAGGATGACCCGCTGGGCACCGCCACCGCATCCTACACGATCGACTCCGCCAATTCTGTCCAGTCGATCGATGCCGGGACCAAGGTCCGCTACATCGCAATCGGGAAATAGGCATGACCGACCTTTTCTTCAGTCCATCATCCGGTGGCTTCTACAGTCGCGCGCTTCATGATCAGGCCATTCCTGACGATGCTGTGAAGATCAGCGCCGCCGTCCATCGCCGCCTGATGGCGGCGCAGGCCGCAGGTAGCACGATCGGTGTGGCGAAGGGGCGACCGGTAGCCGTAGCGCCGCCGGTTCAGAGCGACGTACATGGCATGCTGACCGCACGTATCCGGCGGGAAGCCGCCCGCCGTATCGAGGCGATTTCGCCAATCTGGCGTCAGATCAACGATCAGCGCGCCCCCTCCCCCGAAGGACAGATCCGGTTTGCGCGCATCGACGCGGTTCGTGCGGCCTCAAATCAGATCGCCGCAGTCGTCATGGAATTGCCCAGCGACACGCTGACGACGCTTGCGATTGAACAGCACCCCCTCTGGCCGGAGTTTGATTGATGGCGAAAATTTCGGCGCTTCTGCTGGCACAGCCCCTGACCGGTGAAGAAACCCTGCCCGTCGTGCAGGACAGCGTCACCCGTCGCCTGCCGCTGACAGCCATTTTCGCGGCAAGCGAGGAAAATCCTGACGCTGCGCTGAAAGCCAACGCCGCCGCCGTGGGCGTCTTGCCGGGCGCCACGCATCTGGGCGCGATGAATGTGGAATCCATTCCCGACAATCTCAATGCGAAACAGGCCTTGCAGGCGCTGGCGCAGTCGCTCGAGGCGCGCGCCGCCTGGGCGACGCCGGAGCAATTCTCCTACGCCGACGATACCGACCGCATTCAGGCCGCGCTCGATACCGGCAAGACGGTGCTGCTAGCCGGCTCCTATCTGTCGCGTGGGAATGTGCAATCGCGCGATGACCAGACGGTCATTGTCTCTGGAACTGTACGCAAAGCACCCGGAACTGTGAACACGCTGCTGGAAATTGCGGGCGATCGTGTGCGTATGATCGGCTCTGGCAAGTTTCAGGATTTCAATCGGACAGCCTATGCGACTGTCTTCGCAGGCCAGACGACGATCCAGATCAGCAATCTGTCTGGCGGCAGCATCCGCTATTATGAGCAGGATGGCTATGCCAAGGGAACGCCGGTCTACGGCCTCCGCCTTTTGCCCGGCACACGGATCATCGGCGGCCCTACGGCATCCGCGCCGCCCTATGGCAATGGCGGTGGTGCTGGCGCCTATACGATCGACCGGCCAGCACCCTTTGACTGGTCTGGTCCGGTCATGTTTATCGACGCCGAAACATTCTGGTGGGGCAATCGCAGTATCTTCGTGAGCGGCGCTGATTTTGAAGGCACTGCTCATATTTTCGGGTCAGCCGGGGACGCACTGACGATCGAGGGGCCGCGCGCTCGCCTTCATGCGCCACGGGGCGAATGGCTGCACGATAACGGCCTGCTTATCAAAGGACCGACCAGCGGCGGCTTTTTCGTGGACAACCCCGATTTTCGCGGCAGCGGATGGCAAAACACCTTGTTCGTCACCGCCGGGGATCAGGTCGTGGGCGGCACCGACTATGTCCATGGTGGCGTTCTCAACAATCCGACCGGGCTTTACGCGGGCGATACCGCGCTTGAGCTGGGCTATCACAGCAAGGATATCGAGGTCACCGGCGTCGCCCGGCTCGACAGTCATTTCCCGCCCGTGCTGCTCCGTGACACAAAGGGCTGTCGCATCCATGCCGCCCTGCTTTACGACTTCATGCCGCACCATGCGTCCTGGTCGCATATCGCCGTGGTGCCTAGCACCGAAGGGCCGGACTGGGATAATCAGGCGGTCATTTCCAATGTCCGGTCCTTTGGCCCCAAACCGCCACGCTGTTTTGCCTATCTGGGTCAATCGGGCGTCGAAGTCACGGGCTGTGAGCATGACACGGGTGAAACCGATCCGGCGGACACCGCGACCAATGCTATCGCGATCGGCCTTAACGTCTCGGACATTCACATCCACCGCAACCGCTTGCGGGGCTATGAAAATGCGGTGCACGCCAATTGGGGCGCGACGATCGGCAACGAGATCACGCGGCTCGATGTCCATGACAATGATTTTCGCCGCGCAACCCGGATCCTCCAGGCGGCTTATGTCAATTTTCATGACAGCCGCAGCGTCAACAACAAGTTCACTTCGGTCAGTGACGTCGCGCCCTATAATCTCAACTATTCCTCGATCGCGCCTTCGGGGGAAAATCCGGCGCTCAATCTCACGATCGCCGACGACGTCGAGATCGCGGCAGTTTCGGCCGCAGGAACACCCACGCCCCTGTTCGAACCGCATGATGCGGCGCTATTGGGCATCGCCACCAATCTCAACACCAGCGCGATCGTCATGCCGGAGGTCGCAGGGGGGCTTGCGCCGCTCACCGATCTGGTGACGGTAAAGGGACAGATGCTGCGGATCTGGACCGACGAAGGCACCGAACAGGGCTTGTTCTGGATCGATGGCGTGGGCAACACCACCCAAAAGATCGCTGGAACCGCTAACCTGCTGGACCAGTCCGGCTTTGCCGGTTCGGCGGGATGGTCGCTCGGCTATTTCTTCGGACAGCTGGTCCTTCGCCGCTGCGGTGCTGATACCGGGCGGACGGTAACGCGCCATTTGCTATGGTCGTGCGTGTAAAATCTTTGATGGCTGCAACTCCTATTGGGTAGCAGCCCATGCTACCCCCCAACATGGCTTCGCGCGCGCGATCAGGTCGGCCATGCCGTCCGCAGGATCGGCATTCGCGAGGGGCATCATGACATCAGCACGAATATTTGACGGCGCCGCGCCCGGTCGCGGTGTCGATCCTGCCTGGCCCTGACGGTCCGATGGCAGACGAACCCACCACGGCCCAATGGTTGCTGGGCGGCGGCGGCCTGTTTGGCCTCGGCGCAGGCGCAAAATGGTTGCTCGAATGGTGGAGCAAGCGGGACGAACGGCGCCAGGAGCGCGAAGCGAAAATCCAGGTGGAAGAGACCGCTAAGGTGCAAGCGCTCAATATTCGGGTCGATCAGCTGGAAGAGAAGATTACCCGGCTGACCGTCGCGGTGAACATCCTTGTCGCCAAGGAATATCGCTCCGACCCCAACAGCCCCGAATTGCAGCAGGTCCGCGCCATCCTTGGCGATGCTTTCCCGCTGCACCTGCATGTCCCCGCCGACATGGAATCCAGACTGGAGCAGATCCGATGACCCTTTTTTCCGACAATGCCTTCGTGCGCCTGTTTCAGGCGCGCTTCGGCCTGGTCTCTGACGGTGTTGCGGGCACCCGCACCATCGGCAAGCTGGGCGATAATGCGCCGGTCGCCTTGCCCCACCTGACCTTGCCGCTCGACGACGACGCCTTTGTGCGCTTGTTCCAGCGACTGCATGGGCTGGTGGTGGATGGCTGGGCGGGCCGCGACACGATCGCGAAGCTCGACCGGATCGCCCCGCCGCAGGATCTGCCGGCAGTCGGCATCCCGGCCAGCTACTGGCCGATGCTGTCGAAGATCGAGAGCGGCGACCGCCCCTATGTGAAGGCGTCCACCTCGAGCGCGTCGGGCCTCTATCAGTTCATCAAGTCGACCTGGCTGGGTGAGGGCGGGAAATGGGGAGCGGACATGGCCCTGGCATTCGGCGGCCTAAAGCCATCGCCCGATGAACAGACCGATCGCGCCAAAAGCTTCACCCGCAAGAACGCAATTTATCTGCAGGGCAGATCCATCCCCATCAACCGGGCCACCCTCTATGCGGCGCATTTCCTCGGCCCGCTGACTGCCGCCGCCATCATCGGCGCCGACCTCAACGCCCGTGCCGACCTGATCGCCGGCGCCGCCGCGACAAAGGCCAATCGCTCCATCCTGCAGGACAAGACGGTGGGTGACTTCTTCACCTGGCTCAAGGCCAAGACCGGGGACTGGGCACGATGAAGCTGCCACCCATCACCATGGCCACCGCTCGCATCATCGCGGGCGGTGGCTCTTTCGCCCTCACCATTTTCGTTCTGGTGATGATCCTGTTGCGCCCGGAACTGGCGCAGAACGACCTGTTTAAGAGCCTGGCGCAGGCGATCGTCATCCAGGGCCTTATTGGCCTGGTCATGGCCTTCCTGTTCACCGGTGCGCAAAATGGAGGCAAGGGCGAATGAAATGCCTGCCGTTCATCTTGTTGCTCAGCGCCTGCCAATCCGCGCCGACCATATCCTGTCAGAACGCGGCTACAGTTCGCGCCGCAGCCCAACTCACTATCCACGCGATCGACCGGGTCTGCGCGCGGGCAGGATCAAGTGCAATCTCATCCGCTGATGAAGGGATCATCTCATGAAATCATCGATTCGAATCGCCGCGCTCTTCGCGCTTTTGTTGCCGTCTGCTGCCGTGGCGCAGGGGTCGCAGGGCGTAGGGTCGATCAGCAAACCGACCGCGCCTACAGCAGTGCAATTGGGCGGCAAGGATCCTGGCGGCCTTCTGCGCTTGCTGGAAACAGACGCGTCGGGCCGCCTTAAGGTTGCGAACGCGGGGGTGGCAGAAAATGCCATGCTAGCGACAGCGAATGTCAAGGCCGCACCGGCTACATTGTTCGGTGGAACCTACATCTTCAATCAATCCTGCACTGGCTATAATGGCGGAACGCTCGCCTTGCGCTACCAGGGGGCAGACGGCGTCACCATGGTGACCTTGTTGGGCAAGGTTGCCAGCGACACCAGCGGCGGGACCATGATAACGCTTGGCGCGAACAGCGTGGTGGACGTGTCGCTCCCCACCGGATCTACTGCCTGCAATGCTTCCATCGTCAGGGTGCCGTGATGAAGAATATCGTCCTTTCCCGCCGGTCGGCGCTGCTGGGCGGTCTCGCCTTGGCCGTCAGTTCGGCAGTCGCACGCGCGCAGGTGGTTGGCTATGTACCGTCAGCCACCGAATTCTCCGTGCTGAAAACCGGTGCTTATGTCGGGATGGCAAACGCGAACGCCGCAATTCGGCAGGCTATCACGGATGCCAATAACGCGGGCGGCGGCCGGGTCGTTCTGCCTGGCACCGGCTCCTATGCTTGGAAGGCCGGCTTTGACGATCCGATTGCCGTACCTTCTGGAGTGTATCTCGATGGCGCGGCGCCCTTTGGTGGTCCAACGCGCCTGAGCCTCTACGGATCGTCACCGGTATTCACCTTCACCGGCGCGAACAGGGCTGGCCTTCGCGGCTTTGCGGTTGAGGGATCGGGCATGACGGGCGGCTGTCTCGCGTCGGTCCTGTCCGGCACCCGCATTGGCATCCTCGACATCGTATCGGGCAATCTATGGCGCCTGCTCGATGCCAAGGCTGTGAACCAGCTATGGCATCACAACAGCTGGCACAATGGCATCCGGGGTGAGACGCTGATCCGCTGGTATGGCGATGATGCCAATCGATCGGACGTCCTCGATCTGGAGGCGATCACGGCTTCGGGCGTTGGCGCGGCCAGCATAGCCACGGCGATCGACTGGGACGGCAATTGCCATACGCTGGCCGCGCGGGGGTGCCGGTTCATCAATTTTGATCGGGGTCTGTTGATCCGCAAGCAGGCAGGGGCGACCGCGCCCGCGTTCCTGTTCGCCGATGACCTGGAGTTCGACTATCCAGCCCGCGAGGCGATCCGCATGGAAGCTGGCGCAGACATGCACATCGACAATCTTTACGCGCACGGATCGCGAACCGAACATAATATCTACGTCGCCGCCGGGCTGGGCGATCGCGCGCTCAAGATCGGCGGCGCGAAGATCAGTGGCGCCTGGAAGGCGGGCATCAGCGCAGCCTCTCGCGTCGAACTCGACGGTCATGTCTATGACAATTCGAAGGCGGGCATCGGCAGCTATGGTGGCGTCGAGATCGAGAGCGGCGGCGCGCTGCAATTCATCGGTGGCTTCAGCAAGGATGCGCGTCAGTCCTATGGCGTGATTGCCAAGGCGGGTGCAGGCGATGTCATGATCGCGCCCGTCGTTGATCTGCGCGGCAACGCGACCGCTGATTTCCTGGACACGGCGGGGACGATCCGCACCGGCAAGGAAATGACCGTTGCCATCCAGGCCGGGCCTGGCGGATCGCTGACCTGGAATGCGATGCCGACCGCCGCCACATTGCTGCCTGGCGCCACGCGGGCCGTAATGCCGCTTGACCTCCGCCGGTTCAGCCAGGCGCGCCTGGTCGTCAATCGTCAGGGTGCCGCCGGCGCGGTGGGCGCAAGGCTCGCAACCCGGTTCAACGTGTCGGGCAGCTTCGCCGCCGCGAACTTCATCGACATGGGGACCGCCCCGATCGAGGTCGGACTGGATACCGTCAACCAGGTAGTCGATAGCGGTTGGGTCAACATTGCCGCCGCGGCTCGCGTCGCAAAGGCCTATATTGCCCTTGTCGGTTATGGGGGTGACGGCACGGCTTCGCCCTCCTTCGGCGCGATCTCGATCGAGCTGAGATAAGTCGTGCGCCAGCAGGAGGATATCCCCGCCGACCTGTCCGAGCTGATCCGGCTCGGCCAGGTCGCCACTGTCGACCTGGCCGCAGCGCGCTGCACCGTGCGCTATGGCGACCCGGATGATGAGGATGGCGGCGCGGAGACACCGCCGATCCGCTGGCTCGCCCCGCGCGCCGGGCAGACCCGCAGCTGGTCACCGCCCAGCATCGGCGAACAGGCGCTGTTGCTGGTCCCCGATGGCCAGCTCGCCGCCGCCATCGCCCTGGTCGGGATCTGGTCCGACGCCTTCCCGCCGCCCGGATCCACGCTGGCCGAACTGGTCGAATATGCGGACGGCGCCCGTGTGAGCTATGATCCTCAGGCGCATGCGCTGACCGCCATCCTGCCTGCCGGCGCTACCGCCCTGGTCGAGGCGCCCGGCGGCATGATCCTGCGCGGCGACGTTCGGATCGAGGGCAATATCGACCTGCAGGGCGCCATGAGCGCCACCGACGATGTCACTGCCGCCGGCATCAGCCTCAAATCCCACAAGCATGGCAACGTCCAGGCTGGCGCCGTGCAATCCGGTCCGCCTGTCGCGGGGTAGCACCGCCTCCTACCCAGACGCCCCCTTCGCGCGCGCGACATCGCGGGCCATTGCGGGGCTATGCAGGGAATGGACGCCAGGACAGGAAAAGCGATCGACGGGGAGGCGCATCTCGCCCAGTCGATCGGTGATATCCTCGGTACCCCGCTCGGTAGCCGCGTCATGCTGCGCGATTATGGGTCGCTGCTTTTCGATCTGATCGACCAGCCATTGAATGCGGCCACCGCCATGCTGATCCGTGCCGCGACGGCTGTCGCCATCCGGCGATGGGAACCTCGCATCAAGGTCAGCCGTGTCGCCCTTTCCGGTTCGCCGGCGGCTGGCAGTCTGGCCATCACCATCACCGGTACCCGAACCGACGTCCCGGCGGCGACGGCGCGCACGACCCTTTCCATCCCGCTTCCTTCGACCATTGCCAGCTGAAAGGCTTCCCATGCACGGCATCACCATCCGCGAAACCACCCTCGGCGCCCGTACCATCCTGGCCTCCAGCCTGGGCTATATCGGCCTGATCGCCACCGCCACGGCCGCCGTCGGCGCCCCAACCACTGAACTGGACGACGCTTTTCCGCTCAACACGCCCGTGCTGGTCACCGACGTCGACGCGGCCGCCGGCAATGCGGGCACGGGCGGCACGCTCAAGGCCGCGCTGGAGGCGATCGGCGACCAGACTAGCCCGATCGTCATCGTCGTGCGGGTCGCGCCGGGCGATGACCAGGCCGAAACCGACGCGAATGTCATCGGCGGCACCGACGGCAATCTCTATACGGGCATCCAGGCGCTGCTGGCGGCGGAAAGCAAGGTCGGCATTCGCCCGCGCATCCTGGGCGCGCCGGGGCTGGATAGCGAGGCGGTGACGGCGGAGCTGGTAGTCGCGGCCAAGAAGCTGCGCGCCCGCGTCTATGCCCAGGCGCAGGGCGACGACGTCGCCGAAGCAATCCTTTATCGCGACAATTTCGGCGACCGGGAACTGACGCTGATCTGGCCCGACACGTCTGACGCTGCGCCCGGTGACGCGGTTGCCCGCGCGCTCGGCCTGCGCGCCAGGATCACGGAGGAACAGGGCTGGCACAAGACGCTGAGCAATGTGACGATCGGTGGCGTCACCAGCATGACCCGCGATGTCCATTTCGACCTGCAGGACGAAAGCAATGACGCCGGCCTGCTGAACGCGGCGCAAATCGTCACCCTGATCCGGAACAACGGTTTCCGCTTCTGGGGAAACCGCACCTGCGCCGGCGATGATCAGCCCGAATTCAGCTTCGAAAGCGCGGTGCGGACCAGCTTCGCCTTGCAGGACATGATTCTGACGGCGCTCGCGCCCTTCCTCGATCAGCCGATGACGGTCGGCCTGATCAAGGATCTGCTGGAAACCATCAACGCGCAGCTGCGCCTGCTGGTCGTGGAAGGCAAGCTGATCGGCGCGGAGGCCTTTTATGATCCGTCGAAGAACAGCTCGACGGCGCTGGCATCGGGCCGCCCGACCATCAGCCTCAAATACACGGCGGTGGCGCCGCTCGAAAATCTCATCATCGAGCTGATCAACACGGCCGAATATTATGACGGCTTCGCTGACCAGCTCGCCTGATCTCCCCGCCTCACCCGACCGCTAAAGGACTAGAGCCATGGGCCTGCCCCGTAACCTTGTGAACATCAACGCCTACAAGAATGGCGTCTCCTATCTCGGCGTCGTCTCCGAATTCGAACAGCCCAAGCTGGCGATCGAGACGGAGGATTATCGGGGCGGCGGCATGGTCGGCGCGGTCAAGCTCGACAAGGGCGTCGCCGCGATGGAAGCGACCCTGACCTTCGGCGGCCATGAAGTCAGCCTGGTCCGCGAATTCGGCACTACCAGCGTGGAAGGGACGCGCTTGCGCCTGGTCTGCGCCTATCGCGCCGACGACGGCAGCGCGGCCCAGGCGGTCGAGATCTACGCCGGCGGCCGCTTCACCGAAATCGACCTGGGCAAGGACAAGCCCGGCGACCAGACCGAGCATAAATATACCGCCGCGCTCTCTTATTATCGCCGCGTCGTCGACGGCCGGACGGAGGTGGAGATCGACTTCATCCAGGGCGTCTTCATGGTCAACGGCATCGATCGCTATGCGGAGATCATGGCGATCCTGATGGGCTGACGCCCGCATCCAGATCCGCCGGGCGGCCTTATGCGGGGCTGCCGTCCGGCGGTGGGCCGGTGGGGTCGTTCTTCTCCTCATCCCCCATCGGCCCATTCGCCCCGCCGCAAAGGATCCCCGCATGACCGACCCGCAAGTCGCTGCCGCCAGCGAGAACAAGAACCGCTTCGAAACCGTCACCCTCAACACGCCCATCGTGCGCGGCGAAACGACGATCGAGAAGCTGACCCTGCGCAAGCCAAAGGGCGGCGAGCTGCGCGGCCTGACCCTGCAGGAAATCCTGCAGACCGACATCGGCACCATCATCACCCTGGTGCAGCGCATCTCCGACCCGATCCTGATCAAGGATGAGGCCGACAATCTGGAGGCCGACGACCTGGCCGAAATCGGGGGCGTGATCCGTGGTTTTTTTATGACGACGGCGGAGAGGAAGGCGATCGAAAACTACGTCGCGGGACTGACGCCTACGACCTGATGGCCAATATCGCGGCGGTTTTCCACTGGCCCCTGTCGGAACTGCGCGAACTGGACCTGGCTGAACTGATCGAATGGAGCGGGCGAGCCACGACCCGCTTCAACAGCATGTGGGGCGGCAAGGAAAGCTGATGAACAACAAACTCTCCCTGCTGGTCAACTTCATCGGCGTCGACAAGATGTCGGGCGCGCTGAAGAACATCGTCGGTCTGGGTAAAAGCGGTTCCAAGTCGCTGCGGGCGCTGACCGGCGAAGCGAAAAAGCTCGAGCAGGAAATTGCTGAGTATGATCGACGCATCTCGCGCACCAGTGGCAAGGCCAATGCGCTCTGGGATCAGCAAAAACAGAAGATGATCGAACTGGAACAGGTCCAGGAGAGTATCAATCGGCAGCAGCGGCTAATGGCTATCAATGCGGACAAAGCAGCGACGCAGCGGCGCGGCCGGGAACTGAAGGACAGCGGGCGCGACAGCATCGTTGGCGCCGCCGTCAACGCCATCCCCCTTATCGCCGCGGCAAAACAGGCCATGACCTTCGAAGCCGCCATGGCCGATGTCCGGAAGGTCGTCGATTTCCCCACGCCCAAGGCATATGCCCAGATGGGCAGCGATATCCTCACCCTGTCGACACGCATCCCCATGGCGGCCGAAGGCATCGCCGCGATCGTCGCTGCGGCGGGCCGGGCCAATATCCCCCGCAAAGAGCTGCTGCGTTTCGCGGAGGACGCGGCAAAGATGGGCGTCGCCTTCGACATGACCGGCGATGAAGCCGGCGGGATGATGGCCAAATGGCGCACTGCCTTCTCGCTCGGCCAGGCCGATGTCGTTCGCCTATCCGACCAGGTCAACGCGCTGACCAATACCTATGGCGGCAATGCGACGGCGGTAGCCGGCGTCATCACGCGCATCGGTGCGCTGGGCGGTGTCGCAGGCGTTTCCGCGTCTCAGGTTGGCGCCATGGCCCAGCTGCTCAACAGCGTCGGCGTAGAGGAGGAGGTGGCGGCCACCGGCATTAAGAACATGATGCTCGCCCTGACCAAGGGCACATCCGCCACCAAGAGCCAGGAAGCGGTCCTAAAGACTTTGGGCCTCACAGCCACGGATCTGGCAGGGCGAATGCAAAAGGACGCCGGCGGTGCGATCACGGATGTGCTGCAGCGGCTCAGCAAGGTGCCGAAGGCGGCGCAAGCGGGCATGCTCACCGATCTGTTCGGATCCGAATCTGTCGGTGCGATCTCCCCTATGCTAGTCAACCTCGACAAGCTGCAGGCGAACTTCACCCTTGTCGGCAACAAGGCCGCCTACGCTGGCTCGATGAACAAGGAATATCTGGCGGCAGTCGCGACCACTGAGGGGGCGACCGGCCTCGCGCTGAATTCCCTCAAGGCGCTCAACATCGAAATCGGCACGACGATGCTTCCCGCCATCACCAGCGCTGCCCAATCTGTGCGCGGTATGGTGCTTTCTATGCGCGATTGGGCGCAGGCCAACCCGTCTCTGACATCTGGCATAGTGACCACGCTGTCCGCGCTGATAGGGCTGCGCATGGGGCTGGGCGTCCTCAAGTTCGCTTTCGGCGGCATCCTTGGCCCCTTCGGCACAACGATCGCCTTTTTCCGTAAGGTGGATGGGGTATCCAAATTCGGAACGCTCATCACCACGACCGGCGGGATCCTGAAGAAGGCGGCGCCTGCCTTCTCCATGCTTCGCACGGCGGCGCTGTTCATGGGCCGGGGCTTCATGAGCGCCGGCGCCATGATGCTCGCCAATCCGATCCCGCTCATCATCGCCGGCATCGTCGTGGCCCTCGGCTTCGCTGCCTACCTGGCCTATACCCACTGGGATAAGATCAGCGGCGCGTTCAAGGCAGGTGTGGCCTTGGTGAAGGGCGCGATCGGCGGCTTGCCTGACTGGATGCGCAACATTGGCTCGATGATGATGCAGGGCCTATTGTTCGCCATCAATCCCATGGCGCTCGGCAAAAAGCTTATCGACATGGCGAAATACGGCATCCAGCAGTTCAAGGCCTATCTCGGCATCAAGTCGCCCTCGCGCGTCTTCATGGCGCTGGGCGGTCATGTCGCGGGCGGGCTGGAGCGCGGCATCGACGGCAACCGCCACGGTCCCGCGCGGGCCGCCGGGCGTATGGCCGCTGGCGTCGCCGCAGCCGGCGCCCTGGCCATGGCCGCCCCGGCAGTCGGCGCGCGACGCCCGGCCGCCACATCGACCGCGGCGGCGCCAACTGCGCCCATCACCATTCAGGTCTATGCGGCGCCCGGCATGGATGTGAAGGAATTGGCGCGCGAGGTGCGGCGCGAACTGGCCGCAGCCAAGGGCCGTCAAGAGCGGTCCAGCTACGACGACGGTCGGTAAAGCCGCCTCCTACCCGGCCACCTGCTCGCTTCGCGCGCGCGGGTGGCCCAGACCGGGCCAATGGCCACGCTCCCCATCGTCAGTCCCGCCCATCTGATGACCCTGGGCATGTTCATCTTCGGCATGGACACCATCCCCTATCAGGATCTGCAACGCCGCATCAGCTGGCGGCATGAGGAAATGGACCGTTTCGGCGCGCGCCCCGCCAATCAGTTCGCCGGACCCGGAGAGGATCTGGTGACGATCGCCGGCCTGGTCGTGCCCGAAGTCGCCGGCAGCTATGCCTCCATCGACCGCCTGATCGAAATGGCCGACACCGGCGACAACTGGCCACTGGTCGACGGGCTGGGCTATGTCATGGGCCATTACCAGATCGAGGCTATGGACCTTGGCCATGTCGGCATCATGGCCGGCGGCCTGCCGCGCGGCCAGCAGTTCACCATGGATCTGAAGCGGGTCGACGGATGACCGCCAATCGCGCGGCGATGCGCCTGACGCTCGACGGCGCCGATCTGGCCGACAAGGTCAATCCTCGCCACATGGAGCTGACCCTGACGGAAAAGCGCGGGGGCGAGGCGGACGAGCTCAGCCTTACCCTGCAGAATGCCGACGGGCGCCTGGCCCTGCCGGATCCCGGCAAGATCATCGCGTTGGCGCTGGGATGGGAAGCGGGCGACGACGTCACCCCCGGCCTGGTCGAGAAGGGCCGCTTCACCGTCGATGAGGTGGAGGCATCCGGCCCGCCCGACCGGATCACGATCCGCGCGCGATCGGCGGATCTCTCGGGCAGCTATCGCCGGCGCCGCACAAAGGCTTGGAAGGGCGTCACGCTGGGCGCGATCCTCTCCGACATTGCCGGCCGCCACGGCGTCACCGCGCAGGTGCATCCCGACCTGTCGGGCAAGGCGATCACCATCGATCAGAATGGCAAGTCCGACATGGCCTTCGTTAAGGATCTCGGAAGCCGCTTCGACGCCGTCGCCACCTGGAAGGACCGGCGCCTCATCTTCATGCCGGTCGGCAGCGACACCACGCCCAGCGGCACGGCCATTCCCGGCCTCACCCTGACCCGGCGCGATGGCTGGGCCTGGAGCTTCACGCGCGCCGAACGCGACGAGAATGACGGGGTACAGGCGCAATGGCATGACCAGGCGTCGGGACGGAAAAAGACCCATTCCACCGGCGGCGACAACCCGAAACGCCTGAAGCGCGTCTATGCGAGCGAAGCCGACGCCAAGCAGGCCGCCGACGCCGAAGCGAAAAAGCGCGCGCGCGGCGGCTATCGCTTCGAATATGACCTGGCCCTGGCGGATTGCCGCATTACGCCGGGCCGCAAGCTCACCCTGTCGGGCTGGGGCAGCAAGATCGATGCGGTCAAATGGCTGGTCGATACCGTAGAGACGACATTCACCGATCGCGGTATCCGGCAGAAGATCACGCTGGAGAGCGCCTGACGCTCAACATGCTCCTGCCTGTTTGGCTCCATATGCGGCCTGACTTCGCGTGTAATTGTCGCCTGAATCAGAGGACAGTTGCTCGATCAGACCGTTGCAGGAAAAACCGCTGATGCGCAGATATTGCTGCGCAGATCTGGCAGCCTGCTCATTCCAATCGATGTTGAGGCTATCAACCGCTGCGGTCGCATCAGCTACCCCGTATCCCTCACCGGCGTCAGACGACAACTGATCGATCAGGCCATCATGCGAAAAACCTGAGATTCTGAGATAGTCTTCGGCGGAACGCACAGCATGTTGTTGAGGCCCGGTCAATCTGCTGGCCGGTTCTGGAGGTGCCTCCGGCACCGCTATTGCTTTCGGCGCCTTTTCCTCCGGCACTGTAACGTTGGTCGCTGTCGTTTCGCTCTTGTCACCACCGCCAGCAGTGTAGGTGCAGAAACCGAGAAGAAGCACGATCAGCAGGCAGCCCACACCTATCGTCAGATTATGCTCCTTACGCGCAGCGGCGACCTCCTCTGCGGTGAATTCCGTGCGGCAATGCTTGCAGATCGAGGCGTCCGCCTTGATCACTTCCTTGCACTTCGGACAGAGCCGTTCGCCAAGCCCCGGTTTCTTCGCCATAATCCCCCCTGCACCAACGCACTAAATGTCAGGCCACTCTTCGTCTGGATAGAAGCGATCGTCGACAAATTCGCCGTGATCCGGATCACGCGATGCCACTGTCGATGAAGAAGGTAGCTCTGGCACCTCGCCATCAAAGGCAACGCGGATCCAAGTCCCGTCCTGCGTCATCCCCTGGAAAATCGCTTGAACCTCATGCCCCAACCGCATCAGCTGGCCGATCCGGCCGCAACGCTCTGCCGACAGATATCCGATCTGGACGCCCCGCGCCGAATAGACGGCGATCGCCAGCGGATCATGTTTGTTGGTCGGCTCCGGGCGCAATTCGATCGCCTCGCCCGGCGGGCAGAGCAAGATTTCGAAGCGGCGATCGGAGCCATCGGCATTGGGATGCTGCGCGCCGACCACGGCCAGGGACATCGCCTGCAGGGTGCCCGCCATGGTCAGACGCTCTTCACCACCGCGACGACCCGGCCAACGATGAACAGATCTCCGTCGCTGGCGAAGTCGTCGCGGATCAGCTGATTGTCGGAGCTGATCCGGATCGTGCCGTCCGGCTGCGCGCGTAGGCGCTTGATCATGCCCCAGCCCGAATAGACGACGGCCCAGATCTTGTCGCCCATCTCCGGGCGCGTCTGCGACCGATCGATGATCACGACATCCTGGTCATGGATCGTCGGCATCATCGAATCGCCAGCACCCCTAGTGCTGCACAGCATGTGCGGCGGTGAGCTGGTGAACTGACTGATCCAGCTGCGCGAGAATTTGACCTTCTCCACCTCGACATGATCGGTGTCGAGGAAGGTGCCGCCCATACCATATTTGAGATCGATGCTGTCGATCTCGACCAGATCTTCGTCGATTTCGACTACGGGTTGGGCAGCGGCGACCAGCTGCCTAGACATGCCGGCATCGTCCGTCTCGCCCATCAGATATTCGGCGGTCGTGTCCAGTTCGCGCGCGATCTTGTGGGTGTGCTTCGAACCCTGCGCCGGCTCGTTCATCAATTTCCAGATTGCCGTCGGCGACACACCGACCCGGCGCGCCAGCTCGCTCTGGGTCAGGCCCTTCTCGGCCATCAGGGCTATTAGACGATCGCTGCGAAACACCGGCTGACCATTACAACCTTGGTAAAAATCAGCGATGCAACTTTTCTTATTGCGCCTACCTGCAACCTTAGTTAAAACATCAACCATGGTTCAAACGCTCACCCCTTATGAAGCGCTGACGCAGGCGATCGATGTCGCCGGCTCACAGTCGGAACTCGCCCGCATTTGCGGGGTATCGCCCACCGCTGTCTGGAAATGGGTGCAGAGTTCCAAGCGCCTGCCGGGCGAATATGTGCTGCAGGTTGAGGCGGCCACCGGCGTTCCTCGCCATCTGCTCCGTCCGGACCTGTATCCCCTCGATCTGCCGCAGGCGCCCAAGCGCTGGTATGGCACGGATCGCCACACCGGCGCCCGCATCTACGGCCTAGATCGCCGGCAGGGGCGTGTCGCCTTGGATCGCGGCGCAGAAACCAAGGGAGCGGCGCTGTGACCAAGATCCGCGAACCGCTCACCTATGAGCGCACCCTGACCACCATCGCCCAGGTCATTGGCTGGGATCGCTGCGCCGCCATTTGCGGGGTCAAGTCGGTCGAGGCCGTCCGCCGCTGGTCGGATCCCGATTGCGAGACGGAAATTCGCCTTATCGATGCCGAACGGCTCGATCGCGCGTTTCTCGATCATGGCGGCGACCATGCGCCCTTCCATCGGCTCCACGGCCTGCGCCTCGATCTCGCCGGCAGGGACGCCCCCGACCTCTGCCTGGCCGGCCTCGCCGGTTCCTCCGCCAAGGAAACCGGCGAGGCCATTGCCGCCATCATCGCGGCCGCCAGCTGCACCGATATCCGCACCACGCGCCGCGCCCGCAAGGAAGTGCATGACGCGATCGACACGCTGAAAACCGCGCTCGCCGCCATCGAGCGCCGCGAAACGGGGGAAGGCAAATGATCCATCAGCAACCACCGCGCCCGCTGGTCGAGGCGCCCCTGCAGTTTCGCATGTCCTCGGGCGGTGAGAAGGCCAAGCAGAACAGCCTGGCTATCTGCCCCAAATGCGACGCCCCGGCCTTCATCCGCCGCAGCACCCGCGTGACGGAGAAGGTGAAGCATCTGGATGCGCACTGCACCAACACCGGTTGCGGCCACACCTTCGGGCTGGAGCTGGTGTTTCGCCACACATATTGCCCCGGCCTGATCGAGCGACCGGATCTGGATCTGCCGATCTGCCCGCGCGATCAGGTGCCCCATGTCCTGCCACCCGCCCGCGATGCCGGCGATGATCCCAACCAGCTGACCATGTTCGCCGGCGGCTGATCCGCCGGCCGACCCACCATCCATTGCCGAATTCGAACAACGCCCGCGCTGCGGGCGAGGGGGAAACTGTGTCTACGAAAGACGATAGCGCCGCACTGATTGTGCGGATCAATGATCTCGAAGCCGTGCTGGGCAACATGGCCGCCGTCACCCGCAGCAGCGCCCGCCTGCTGGCCCTGGCCGGCCTCGACATGCTGGACAGCGGCGAAAAGCGCACCGCCCGCGCCCTGAGCGAACAGGCCGCCGAACTGTGCGGCATGGCCAAGCACCTGCTGCGCGGGGGTGCCGACCGGTGAATTTGCAGGACAGCATACTTAAGGGTCTGCAGGACCGATTCCGTTTTCGCAAAACGAAGGGCGCAACCTGGCTGCAGGAAGGCAAATGCCCCGACTGCGGCCAATGGGAAGTCTTCTGCGCGGCCAAGGATCCCAAGATCGTCAAGTGTGGGCGCGAGAATAATTGCACCTATGAGGAAAGCGTTCGCAGCCTTTTCCCCGACCTGTTCGAGGATTGGTCCAAGCGCTTCCCTCAGAACGAAAAAAATCCCAATGCGGCGGCCGACGCCTATCTGTCGCATGAGCGCGGCTTCGACCTCCAATATATGCGCCGGGCCTACAGCCAGGAAAGCTTCCGTGACCCGGAAACCGGTCACAGCGCCGCAACCATCCGTTTCACCGTGGGTGACACCTGGTGGGAACGCATCATCGATCGGCCTGGCCGCTTCGGGAAGAAGGCCCACTTCCAGCCCGGCGGCAAACCCGGCGGCCATTGCTGGATCCCGCAGCCCGTCACGATAGAGGATCTGGCGCGCGCCGAAGACATCTGGATCACCGAAGGCATCTTCAACGCCCAGGCCCTATGGCAGGGCGCGGATCTGCTCGCCGTGTCAGGCATGTCCTGCAACTATTGGCCCGAACATTTCCTTGAGCTGTTGAAGGAAGCGATCCGCGCCATCAAGCGGCCGACACGGCCGCGCCTGGTCTTCGCCTATGATCCCGGCGCCGCCGGCGTAAAATATGCCCGCAAGTTCGTGGACCGCGCCCTGGAAGAGGGCTGGCCCGCGACTGCCGCCCAGGTGCGCCCCGATGGCGAGGGCACCGTGCTCGACTGGAACGACCTGCTGCTGCGCCACCGGGACTGGAAGGGCGAGGCGGAAAAAGCGCCGCTCTCGTCCGCCATGATCGAGGAATATCTGTGGAACGGCGCGGTCACCATCGCGAAGACCGCGCGCGAAAAAGCCAAGCTCATCTACGAGCGCAAGATGCTCGCCAGCTTCGATTTCCGCCACGGAAACCGGCTTTGGTGGTGCCGCGTCACTTATGATGAGGACCAGGCCCGCAACCTCATTGTCGACGAAATAGCCAACTGCGCCTTCCGCATTCTCTATTTGGAGCGGGACGATGTTGAGGACGTCACAACCTACTTTCTGCAGATCGATTTCCCGAACCGACCTACTGTCAAGGCTCGGTTCTCTAGCAATTGCATTGCTAAATCGTCGGAATTCGACAACCGGCTTCACGCTTTCACCGGCATGTGGCTGGGCAATCAGGAACAACTGAACCGGATTAAGCGGCCCCAGATCAGTCGCCTGAAAGAAGTCACGCCAGTCAAAGCCACCGGCTATTCCGAAGCGCACAAGGCGTGGCTGTTCGGCGACGTTGCTGTTCGCGGCGGCCAAGTCGTCACGCTTAACAGCGACAAATATTTCGATTTCGGGAAGCAAGCTGCCAAACTCTACAGCGAAGATCGAATGCTCGATATCCGCTACGATGCGGATACCCTCGCCTTTGATTGGCTAGAGGATTTGTGGACCGCTTACGGGGCCAAGGGCCTCGTGACCTTGGCGTTCTTCACCATGTCTCTCTTTGCGGTGCAAATACGCAATCGAGATGGATCGCTCGCATTCTTGGAGATCACCGGGCCGCCCGGATCAGGCAAGACCACGCTGATCGTCTTTCTGTGGAAGCTGCTGGGCCGGCTCAACCACGAAGGTAACGACCCTAACAATGGTTCAGCAGCCTTCCTGCCACGCATAATGATGCGTGCGTCGAACCTGCCGATTGGCCTAATCGAGGGCAAGCGCGACGATGACGCCAACCGCAATTATCGCAGCTACGACTATAACGATCTGCTTACCCTCTATAATGGCCGCAACCCGCGCGGGACCGCCCGTAAGACCGGTGGCTTTGAGGTGTCCGAGCCGCCGTTCAACGGCTCCATCTATCTCATGCAAAATGAGCGGATCAACGCGCATGAGGCAGTGCTCGAACGCCTGATGTCGATGTCTATCGACAAATCCCGCTTTTCAGAAATTGCGGGACAGGCGGCAACCAGGCTCAAACGATGGCCGATGGAAAGCCTGTCCGGCGTTATCGTCCACGTTACACGACAAGAAAGCGATTACTTACCCTTCTTCTTCGATCGCTTTGAGCACCACAATCGCGAGATGGGAAAGCGCGTCAAAGGGTTAGTCAACGACCGCTGTATCCTCAACCACTCGCAACTTGCAGCTGCTGTAGAAGCTCTTCGAAACATCTTTCCTACGATACGACCCGAATGGGTCGAGGAAACAGTTCGTCTGGTGGATGCCATGGCGATCGACCGCCAGAATAGTTGTGGCGGCGATCATCCGCTGGTCGCCCGCTTCTGGGAGCAGGTCGAATATCTGCTTGATCGCGAAAAGCTGGACGATCACGCCATCGGCAAGTCGATCAACCAGCATCGCAACGCCGGCAAGATCGCCATCCGCCTGGTCGAATTCGAAGCGCGCTGCCGCAGCGCCGGCATCGTCCCGCCCGACCTCGACAAGCTCAAGAAGGTGCTGCGCGGATCCAAGAGCCGGAAATGGCTCGCCACCGACAATGTCAACAATCCGGCGGGCCAGATCGTCCGCTGCTGGATCTTCGAAAACCCCCAAAGCCCGGAGAATGTCCTGTGAACCAGCGTCCTGTTCTGCGCCCTGCAAACGCGCGTCCCGTGCCCGCGCCCATGCCGCCCTTCATCATGATCTGCGCGCGGTGCCGCGTCGAACATCACTCGACCGAACCGAACCTGCCCGAAGGCTGGGCCATCATCGTCGCCGGCGTTCGCTGCCCCGATTGCAAGCCCGTCGCTAAGAAGGCGGTGCCCCATGGCTAAACATAGCTGCGATGTCGCCGGCTGCGGTCGCAGCCGCCCCCGCTATCAGCGTGTCTGCGGCAGATGCTTCACCGTCCTGCCGCGCCAGCCCGTCCTGGCGCTGATCGCCGCCTATCGCCTGGGAGACCGGCACATCTGGCGCGCGCTGCAGAAGAAGACCGGGCGCCTGCTCGAAAACCATCTCGCCTGCAAGACGCGGCTGCTCAGCCAGCGCGCCGGTCGCTTCGACCGGACCATGCCGCACGTCACCGCCCAGCAGGCCTTTCTCAACCACCAACGCCTGCTCGGTGAGCAGGACTGACAGAGGGAATAGTCGACCATGACCCAGTGCAATTGCATCGCCGATATCGACGCCAAGCTGGAAAAGCACACGCTCGATACCGCCATCTGCCTTTCCGACAACAAGCTGGTGGCCCGCACCTATTCCAGCCTGCGCCGCCGGGACAACAACAAGCCGGAAACGCGCAGCCGCGAACCCCGCCTGTTCGCGCACACCTTCTGCCCCTTCTGCGGCCAGCGCTACAATGCTGAACCGCCGAAGCCGGCCAGCTCGGCCGAACTGATCGCCATGTTGGACGATCCGACCGTCGCGGCGGCCGTCAATGAGCAGGGCGGTGGGCGCGCGGCATGATGCCCGCCCCCATCCTCCGCGCGCCGGCAGATCGCCATATCTGCCGCCTCGCGCTCTTCACCGCCGCGCAGCTGCGCCACGTCGACAGCATCGCCCTGGCCGATCTGGGCCAGATCCTCGGCGATGCCGCCGATCGGCGCCGCGTCCCGCGCTTCACCGACAACAGCCAGCTCGTCCGCATCATGCAGCGCCTGGGCTGGCAGAAGCACGGCTATGCGGGCGAAGGGGCCAGCAAAAGCCCCCTCTATGTCCGCGTCGCCACCGCCAACCTGCAGGAGGCGTCATGATCAGCCTGTCAATCGACGCGCTCGATCTGCGCAAGAACGAAATGCTGATGGTCGCTTACTCGAAATCGGCAAAAAAATGGTTTGCCTGCATCGGGCCGGACCATGGCGCCCAGCGCGCGGTTGGCGAGGGCGACACGCCGATCGCCGCCTTCGCCGAAATGCTGATCGACCTCGGCCATCGACCGGACGCGATGCAGTGAACCCGCCTCGCTTCTCCCCCGTCGTCCCCTTCGCCATCGGCGTCGCCCTGGCCGCTCTCTGGCTCGCCAGCTGCCCGGCGCTGACCTGGCTTCTGAAAAGGATCTCCTGATGACCATTCTTGGCCGGAAATCTCCCGAGCGACAGCCGATCCCCGCTGTCGTCCGCATCGATCGCATCGCCTGCCCGCGCTGCGCCACCGTCAACTGCACCCGCCACCACGCGGCAACCCTGACCACGCGCCCTGTCGCGCATCACTGGAGGGGCGCATGAAGGCCCTCACTATTTGGCAGCCTTGGGCTTCCCTCATCATCGCCGGCGCAAAGCCTTTCGAGTTTCGCGGCTATCGCGCACCCCGTGCGATCATCGGCCAGCGCATTGTGATCCATGCTGGCAAGATGAGCGTCGCCCGCGATGAAGTCTCAGACATGATCGGCCTGTTCGATCTCTACCCGGATGCCGAAGAGACGAAGGAAATGTGCCTCCACCGCGATCTAGCAGTGCCGGTGCTGGAGGACTTTCTCGCCGGAAATCTTCCCATGGCTGCGGGCATAGGAACCGCGTTCGTCGGCGAACCTCGTTCCGGCCCTGACATCGCCGCTGATTTCGGTGTCGCCCGCGCCAACGACAGCAGCCGTGATGAACACGCCAATTGGGGTTGGCCCATGCTCGAAATCGAGGCGTGGTCCAACCCTATTCCTGCTCGCGGAATGCAGGGCCTGTGGCCTTGGCCTGACGCCTCTAGCTTCGCGGAGGCGCTATGAAATCGCCTTTCTATTGGTTGTCCCTTGGCTTGGCAGTGATGGCTGCTCTCATGCACGATTGGGTTGCAGGCAAAATCTGGGTTGCAGCAAGTGTCATCATTGCTGCGATTGTTGATGAGCGGGGTAGGAAATGACCCAGCTAAAATTGATCGGGTTGGATTCCGCTCAGCCCGGATCAGACGTCACGATAGCTACGATCGGCTCGCCCGATGCGCCGATCGCCATCTTCTATTGCGGTGACGCCTATGCGATCCGTCCGACGCTGGGCTTCATGGACGCCGACGTCATGGATCCGCCCTACTTGATCAGGGCGAACGGCGGTGGCCAATATCGCAAGCGTCGTCCGATGATGGATCAGCTGATAATGCAGGGCCTGCATCGCGGGTTCGACATGGATATCATCGATCCCCGCCGATGCGGATCCGCAATCGTCTTCGCCCACAATGATCAGCTCGCCCAGCTGTTGGCGCGGGTCAGCGGCTTCCATCGCCATGCTCTTTGCGTCTGGCAAAAGAACAATCCGCAGCCGGTGGCCAATAAGCATTATCGGCCCGACGTCGAATTCTATGTCCATGCCTGGAACCGCGGATATCACCCGCAAGGCGAGATGAGCGACAAGCTCCGCGTCAGCCGCATCGGCTCGCCGCGAGGGCCGGCGCGCTTCGACCACCCGACGACGAAGCCTGATGAATTGATGGCCAAGATCATCCGCAACGTGGCGGGTGACAGGATCTGCGACCCGTTCATGGGGACAGGCTCCACCGGCGTTGCGGCAATCCGGGCGGGCAAACGGTTCGTCGGCATCGAGCACAACCCAAAGCATTTCGAAACAGCCATCGCGCGGATCCGCGCAGCGATCGAGGAACGGGCATGACGGACCTTGTAGCCAATATCCGCGCCCGCCTCGCGCCGCTGCTGGAAGAGGCCGAAGGCGCGCTCGAACGCCGCGCCCGCCAATATCCTGATCTGGTCGCCAAGGGGCGGATGCAGGAGAAGGTCGCGGCCGATGAAATCCGCATCTGGACGGCGATCGTCGAGGACTGGCGGCGGGTCGTGTCTGGGCGGGGCGAAACGGGCGCCGGCGCAACGGTTAGGGAAAAGATCGCCGTGCTGACCGATGCCATCGGCCGCTTCGACACGGCGCTGGCCAGCGAGATCCGCAACGCCGGCGAGCGGGTCCAGCGCGACTGCGCCATGGGCGCGGATCTCTATGCGCTTCGCGTTCTCCACGGCGCCAAGGTTGACGGCATCGCTGACATCCATCAGCGCCGTGCGCGGATCGAGGATCTGGCCGAACATTATCGGTGGGAGCTGCCCGGCCATACCGGCCTCTATGCCGGCATCGACGATTACCTGGCCTTCCATCAGCAAATCCGCGCCGATCGACAGCAGCGAAAGGCCGCATGACCGACCAGTCCATCCTTCTGACCGAAACGGAAGCGGCCGATCGCCTGAGCCTCTGCGCGCGCACCCTGCGCAAGGAGCGCCAGGCGGGCCGTCTCCGCTATGTGTTGATCGGGCGCGCCATCCGCTACACTGTCGCGGATCTCGAATCATACGTCGAGCAACTTCGCCAGGTGCCGCCCGCATGTCTGCCAGCCTTGCCCACCCGCCGTACCGCACTGGCAAAGCGCCGCGATCGAGGCGTCGTCGTGCCCTTCACGAGGCGACACACAGAGCGTTGAGCCGGTGACCGTCTACAAGCCTGAGGGCAAGCCCCACTATCTCTATGATTTCCAGTTCAACCGTCGGCGCTATCATGGGTCGACGGGCTGCACCTCCAAGCGATTGGCGGAAGCATTCGAGCGCCGCGAGCGCCACAAGGCGGCCCTGCCCGAAGAGCAGCGGCCGCCTATCACCGTGGATGAAGCCTGCGGCCTGTATCAGGAGCATGCGGAGCATCTGCCCAGCTGGCCCACGATCAAGGGGCTGACAGCCGCCCTGGTCGAGGGGCTGGGCGCCACACGCCTCCTGTCAGAGATATCCCAGCGCGATTTCCAGATCTTCGTTGCGAAGCGCCGTGACGGCCGCTCCAATGCATCGGTAAACCGCGACATCGAGAACGCGCGCGCGATCTGGCGCCACGCGGCCGACACCGAATATGACGTCGGCCAGATGCCCAAATGGGGCAAGCTTTTCCTCAAGGTGGCAAAGAAGCCGCCCCGCGAACTCGACCTGACGGAGGAAAAGAAGCTCTTCCTCGCGATCCGCAACGATGTGGCAGACGCAATCGACTTCCTGCTCAAATCGGGGTGGCGCCGGGGCGAGGTGCTGGGCCTTCGCTGGGATGACGTGAACTTGCAGCGCAAGCAGGCCATCACCCGGATCAAGGGCGGCGATTTCGTCGTGCGGCCGCTCACCGCGACGCTGGTCGAGATCATCGCGCGCCAGCCCCAGGCCGATGATGATGAGGGCAAGCCATTCGTCTTCACCTATGTCTGCCAGAAGAGCCGTGGCAACCGCCGCGCCGGCAAGCGCTACCCGCTCACCGCGACCTCTCTCCGCAAGCCCTTCGAACAGGCCAAGGCAGATGCCGGCGTCGACAATTTCCGCATTCATGATCTGCGCCACACGCGCGGCACTCGCATCGTCCGCGCGACCGGATCGCTCGCGGCCGCGAAGGAAGCGCTAAAGCACAAGCGGATCGAGACGACGCTGCGCTATGCGCATGTGCTGGATGAAGATGTGCGGAACGCCCTGGATGCGAGCGAGTCCCGACATAGTCCCGACCAATCAAAAAAGGGAAAGCGGAAAGCCTAG